ACAATATATTGTTTCATAGTTCTCTTCGTCAGGCTTGATAACAAATTTGTATCGTGTAGCCCAAACGGGAGGACGCTGCGTAAAAGGTATTGTGACGTAAATAGAGTTCTTCTTAGAGGACAAACCGCATGGGATATGCTCAGTATTGTACGGACTAACTTGAGCTGTTGTAGCCCTGTTAAAATCATCCATATAGACAATACCAATCTCGTAGTCCCTGTTGCTGTGAAGACTCTGCGTATTTGTTATCTCTTGAAATGTGGCTTCTGAAAATGAGATTCTGTAGTACTCATAAGCTTCTTGCGTAGGCGTGACAGGGTCGTCAACATATTTCATTGCTGGAATCTGAAGACCAATCTCATTGCTAGATGGTGAGGTCAGAATAGCAATTGCTTGATTCAAGCCACTAATCCCACTAGCAATTTTCTCTAGCGTGCCTAAGTTATTAGGCAGAGCACAATTGAATTGGTCTGTAAAAGTGATGCCATTACAAGCATCTTCTACAGGCTCAATATCTCCTGTCTGACCAATGGCATCCTGAAACTCAACGCTAGTAGCCAGCTCATATACCGAGTTATAGCTCTTTGATAAAAAGAATGCAAAGTTTAATCTAATATTCTCAGAGGTCTGAGTAGGGAAAGGAGTGTCTCCTGTCCATTGACTGTGAGTTAGTGTCAAGCTCAAATTAATTGCAGAGCCTTCAACCAAGTCCTTACCATCTAAATCAATGTTTACAATTGAGTCAACAACTGTTAATGCCCCATCAATATTGTAGTTACCTGATTCAAGGTTTGTGTCAGTACTTGTCAAACCAATATCAGATGACACTAATGATGTTTGATACTGAAACTGTACGGGCTGACCTAGCACGTCAATCAAGTCATACCCCTCCACATAGTTGCCATACATCAAGCGGTTGCCCATGATGGTCTGAGCCTTTGCGAAACGCGGCACGTTGTCATACAACCTCAATAGTTCTGACTCAGAAAGAATGGTAAATATTTTATTGTTTGTAAATGTGTACTCTCGTTCAGAATTATTGGTCAGTCCCAATACTTGTTTGTCAAGCTTCTCAATTACTCTAATGATATTGCCATCTGCTCTTTTAAACAAAAGGTCAATACCAACCACAAGCGGTCCGCCTGTGTTATAAGTGATAACCGCTGAGTTAAAGAAGTTAGTCATCCCCTCGTTGAGGAAGCTGTCAATGCTAAAGTTAAATGCCTTTGGAGCGAACGCAGGAGCAGACCATTGAGAGGTAGCACTGTATTCACCATCAGCATACTTGTATCTGTAAGCAAAGCAAATAAAGCGAGTCTCTAAAAAGTTCTCTTGACCATTGTTGACAATTGGCTGTACTTGCGGTGCCGCTACTGGTGGCTTCTTAATTACCAACAAAGACTCAGCGCTTACTGCGTCAATGTTTGACACAGGATTAGGATAGTTCTTAGTGACGTTAATTACTCTTGGAGCATTGTAGTCATCAGTAAAAAACAAGAGCTTGTTGTCCAAAATATCTACCCCTGTAATGAGGTAGTTCGGATTGAAGTTCAATGTGGTATTGATACCACCACCATCATTAATAGAGATTACATGGTAGGTCAGGATATTCGTGTTCACGTTAAATGAAACAATCATATCCAGTTTACCCGTGGCCCCAACAGGAAACGCAGGGTCGTGCACAAACCAATAAATAGTCTCTGTAGCGCTGTTCTCAATAGCCCCTATGCATTTAGCAGAGTTGCTAAGAAGCGTTCCATTAGTATATGCTAAAGATGTTAGAGGCAGGTTTCCTTTTGTGTTTTCAATAACGCCTATTTCGGACTGTTCAGTTGAACCCATCCGTACGTTCATAGCGTCAATGTATTCACCGTCAGGAAGCAGTCGCTCATCAACCGACTTGTTCATCCTGCCTGCTATAAAATTGCGTGTAATATTCGCCATGTTATTTTATTTGCTTGTCCATGCCTCTCAAGTTCATTAAGAGTCTACCCGGATGAATATTACTGATTCTAATCTTAGCGTTTCTCAGTAAGGCTGATTTCTCCTTACGAGAACGAGCAACAATGTACTCTTGCACCCCCAGTTTACTGCTCAATATTTCATGCTGAATGTACGCATAAATGTATCTTTCAAATAATTTATTGACAGTAATCTTTGAGTTATCGCCTTGCTCCATACCATCAGACACATACTCTAAGATGCACTGCTGCCCAGCCATTGGTGAATCAAAATTAATTACACCAGCCTTGCGGTCAATGTTAAAGGTAGGGTTAAAGTTTGCTGTCTCTGTATTTAAACCATAAGCAGCACCAATATTCCCTTCGAAATACCACATCCCATCGTAGTTCCAACCTTCACTTCCATCAAACTGATTGTCCTTATTTAGGTAGATGCTCTTCTTGATTTTGGTAATGTTATCAAAGTCAATACTTGAATACTCAGGAGACAATGCATTGCCCTCTTGGTCAAACAGAATCTTGTATTGATTGTCCTGAAGGTATGCCTTGGAAGATAGTGTCTGAATGTTCTCAGACAATGGTCTTAGCCATCCATCCTTGTAGAGAGATATCCTTACCCAATTGACATAGTCTGATGGGAAAATAAATTTTAAAGTCTCGGGAACAGTAAGCTCCAAAACTTTTATTTCCTTAAACGCATCGTAGTTTAGCTCTTGTATTGCTCTTTTGGCATGAAACAAAATTTTATATCGCTCTTCATTATTAACCAAAGAGTGATTGCCTGAATACATTAACAGGAAATTGTTAACAACATCTTGAAGGCTCACATACTGATAAGACCCCCAATTGGCATCCTCAGGAGCAACGCCACCATTTTCGTAATACTGATATTGACTGATGTATGCCATGATTATTGTGATTGTTTTTGTTCTTCATTACCACCAAACTGCACCGCTTCAATCTCACGAATAGACATACCAGCGTATTGAAGAATCTTTGAAACAAGTTTTATCTCGTCCTCAAGAGGGACCTCAAAGTCTTGGTAGTCAAGTTGAGATTGATTAAATATAGGCTCACCATTAGCCAAAGTAATGTATGTCCATTTAGGGTCTTTAGGATACCTAAAGTAATTGGCATCAACCTCATTTGGTAAATTGATAGTTGCAGGATAAACCGTAAGCACATTGCCCTCTTGCGTATATGCTGGGTACAATTCTGTAGGTGCCGTAAGGTTTGAATTTACTAGCATTGTAATCTTGCCATGAGTAACCTTCTCTGCCTCACCCTTGAATACTCTAGTAGCGCCAGCAGCGTCATAGCAAAGGATTTTGTTAATCATGAAGTAATCAAATCCAGTTGTTGTTACCGATGGCAAATAAAATCTATTTGAAGCAGCAGTCACTTGAGTAAGAGTAGATGTCGTGGCAAATGTTTCAACCGCCTCTTCTATTGATTTACGCAAGTCAGCATAATCAGTACCTGAAGTTCGAGCATTCTCATTATTAATAGCCTTATTGTATTCAGAAAAATACTCTTCAAAGATTTCCATCTGAGCTTGCTTGGCAAACAAGTTAAAGTCTGACGGAGATATGTATCCGTAGTTGTTCTTGTTCAAAACGGATAGCACCGTATTTCTAACAGAGTTTATCATTTTTTCGCCTTTTTACAAATATACATAAAAAAAGAGGGCACAAAAAATGCCCTCATTTCCAAGTGTTAACAAACCATTTACAACCATTTACGCTAATGTAGCTTCCAACATTCTTAATGCGTCAATGCCTTCGTCACTCTGTAGGAACCCGCCAGCCATTTCATAAGGGTCCTCACCGTAAGGGATTGACATCATTTTCTTTTTGTTGGTCCCTGTGTTAAACCAAATCTCCTTGTCATTGTTTCTCAAGACCAATAGCTTGTTCTCAAAGAACATTCTGATTTTTGCTTGGTATTTTAATTCAGGGTCATTCAATATATTCAAGAACTCTCTAGGGTCAGTCTTAGCAAATACCAAGATATCACGCTTCAATTCAGCTGTAGACACCGTTGATGGGTCCTTGCCAAACATTACTCTAGTAAGAGTTTCAAGCTGTTCAATAGTTAATTGACGTGCTTCAACCAATGCTTCAACTTCTAGGTTCAAGTCATCGACTTCTTCAGCCGCTTCCTTCTCCTTGTCTACCTCAGTAAAGATAAGCCCATTTAATGGGTGATAGTGCAGGAACTGTTGGAGTACAGGATTGTTTTTTGGGACCCTTAGGAATCCATCTTCAAAAATAATCGGTTCAATAATCGCGTTGCCATCTTGTTCGTCTTCAAATGGAGACTTCTGATTGCTTGCGTATCTAAGAGCGCGATTGACATTGTTCTTTTCATCAAACCACATAAGAGGAAATCTAGGGTGGTTTCTTGATGCTAGTGT